GAACGGACATCCAGCTGGTTTTGGAATATCATTTCCTAATGCAAACGTAAATAAAGGTGATTATTTTTTAAGGACAGACTACTTGCCGAATAGATTATTTAGATACGATGGTAACAGATGGGTCAAGATTGAAGACTCGGTTAGGATTACTACTACCAATACTGATACAAGATCAACGCAAAAAACTGGTTTTGCAAACACCTCCGGTACAACAACTATTAATGGTTTGACTGTCAATCAAAGACAATCATTAGAAAATGCTCTTAAACCAAAGGCTGACAATTAATGCTCCATTTCTATTCAGGACAGGTTAGAAGATTTTTAACACAGTTCATGCGGATATTGAACAATTTCAGTGTGGAAACAGGCAGAGGCAAAGATGACCAGATTGCACTTAGACCAGTGCCAGTCGTATATGGTGATGCAACAAGACAAGTGGCAAATATAATCAGGCAAAATAGTGAAAATGCGTTGAACTATGCACCTAAAATTGCTTGTTATATAAGAGAGTTAAATTATGATCGAGAGCGAATGCAAAATCCTTATCATATCGAAAAACAACATTTAAAAGAACGTGATGTTCTAGATGACGGTACCTATAGTAACAAACTTGGAGCAGGTTATACTGTAGAAAAACATATGCCTTCACCTTTTCGATTAGAAGTAACAGCTGATATATACAGCAGTAACACTGATCAAAAATTACAGATTATGGAACAAATATTGTATTTGTTCAATCCAGATTTTGAAATACAAAAAAGTGACAACTACATTGACTGGACCAGTTTAAGTTATGTTGAACTTACCGGAATAACATTTAGTTCTAGAACTATTCCTGTAGGAGCAGATTCAGAAATCGATGTAGCAACAATGACTTTTAGTATGCCTATTTGGTTATCACCTCCTGTCAAAGTATCTAAGTTAGGTGTAATACAAAAAATTATAATGAGTGTATATGATGACGATGGTGGTATAAACAAAGGTTTAATAAGCGGACCTTTGATAAGCCAAAGTTTCATTACACCAAACAATTTTGGTTTACTAGTCACTGGAAACCAATTGCGCCTATTGGGAACCACAGGAACCAATGTATCTTCCGGCGGTGATGGATTTCATACTGGAGCTACAGACCCGGGATTGGCAGATCCATTTGAAACATTTGGTCCACCGGTGAATTGGAAAATTTTACTAGACCAATACGGAAAAGTGCGGAATGGTACCAGTCAAATTAGGCTTACACAACCAACCGGAAATGAAATAGTTGGCACTATTGCTACAACATCTCTAGATGATACAATTTTACTGTACACAATTGATAATGACACTATTCCGGAAAATACTTTACCAGCTGTTAAGAAAATTATCAATCCTTTGACATTTGCACCAACTAATAATGCCGCAGGTGATAGATATCTTATAATTGACCAGATTGGAGATTCCACAGCAACAGTTCAAAGTTCAACATGGGGTAACCTTGTTGCCAGTGTTGGTGATATTATCCAATATGATGGTACAAAATTTGTCAAAGTGTTTGATGCATCAAATCCAGATTCAACATTACATTACGTAACTAACTCTAACACAGGTATTCAGTACAGATTCACTGGTACAGAGTGGGTAAAATCTTATGAAGGCATTTACCAACAAGGCACTTGGACGATTGTGCTAGATGGCGGTTTTGTTGCTAATGATGATGCATCAGGTCAAGATGCAACTACTCCTTAAATTTTAACACTAAATTACTATAATGAAAGAAAACATCATTTGTTCGGGTGCATTGTTCTACTCTACAGGTACAAAACGTTTTTTGTTTTTGCAAAGAACTGATCGAAAAACCCAGGGGACTTGGGGACTAGTTGGAGGCCAGGCTCATTTCACTGAATCAGCATTCGAAGGATTGAAAAGAGAAATCGAGGAAGAAGTTGGGACTACACCGGCATTTAAAAAAGTTATACCATTAGAATTATTCACATCCAATGATCAAAAGTTCTTTTTTCACACTTATCTAATTGCTATCGACGGAGAATTTATTCCAAAATTAAATGGTGAACATTCAGGTTATTGTTGGTGTGCATTTGAATGTTGGCCTAAAAATTTACATGGTGGTTTACGCAATACTTTGAATAACAAAAGTATAAAAGGCAAACTACAAACAATCCTAGATCTAATTACCTAACTACGCACCAATAACAAGATAATGACACCATCTTGGTGGCAACCACTGTAATAACCATGCTCTGTTTCTATACAAAGCATACAACTCATCAAGATTTATTTTGTCTAAATTTTTAAATTGTACTCGAAAGTATGGATGCTCACACGAACTGAATACAAGGTCGTAGTCGTCTTCCGTTCCTTTGAACACTCTCAAATGGAGGTGACGAAACTTACGTTCTATGATTAATTCTTTCACGCACTTCTCCCTTATTTTAAAAAAAGTGCGTTCCTTCGGTTTCCCTACTTCCGTCCCATTGGATGAACGTAAAAATATTTATTATCGATAAAAAAAAAGGCGACTCAAAAGCCGCCTTTTAATACTACTAAAAAGTACGTATATTTACTAGTGACTTACTCTCACTGCCGCTAATACTGAACCTTGTCCTGCTGTTGATTTGCTAGTTAATGCTCTACCAATAACATTGAATGCTGTGCATTCTGTTTTTGTTGCCGCTCTAGCGTATCCTGGTACTGATGCGGAAATTAGTCTGTCACCTTTATTAACTTGCCCAATAACTTTCACATCAACCCTACCTGTCATTGCGATGTACGGATGTGTATCGTTGTTACCTGCACCGTCGTTCATTTTAAATGCCGCTTGTTCAAGACTAGAAACAACACCAAACACTTCGTCTGACGCCTCTTCGTTAACCTGAGTGATCTCTTCTGCGCCACCTAATGCTACAACTGTTCCTGGTGAGTATACTGAGTCTGATGCAAATCTTTCAGCTACGTCTGAATACTGTGCCGCTGTTGCTGTGCCTTCTAGGTTGGCAACCAATGTTGCAACTGATACTGATATACCACCTGATTTGTCAGCCGCTGTGGCAGTTGTTGTACCCATTGTAAATTTGTCTGCTGACTCATCCCAGATTATTGCCGCGTTATTACCTGTTGTACCTCTCTCAATAATGATACCTGAATCGTTACTTCCTGCTGATATACCTGATTGCAGTTCAATAAGGTTATCTGCTATAGTTGTGTTTGTTGAGTTTACTGTTGAAGTTGTACCGTTGACTGTTAGGTCACCTGTCACTGTCAAAGCACCAGATACTGTACATGTACCTGTGTTGTTGATGTTAAGTGCACCTGAAGTTGAGATAGTCAAGTCTGTACCATCACCTTCAATTTTCTCACCATCATCACCGAATGTAATACCAACATCGGCCGGTATGTTTACGTCATTTGTTGCCGTAAGGTTGATATCTGCACCTGCATTGACTGTCAAGTCAGTTCCGTTTGATTCGATCTTCTCGTTGGCGTCAGTGAAGTGTAGTCCAATGTTGGTTGGAATTACTACGTCTGACCCTGCTGAAAGGTTGATTGCCCCTGTGGCAGTAATTGTCGTTGCCGCTGTCGCAAAGTCCGCTACTTCCGTGCCGTCTACTGTTATCTCAACTTTACCTGTTCCTGCGTCAGTAACAGTTACGTTTGAGTTAAGTTGTGCGATAGAGGTAGTTGAAAGTGCCGCTATCGAATCGTCTACATATTTCTTGTTTGCGAACTGCCCATCAGCACTTGGCGCCGCTGTTGCTCCGCCTGTGATTGTATTGGCTGAGGCTGATACTACTATATCACCTACTTCCAGTCCGTTGTTTACTCTAAAGTTTCTTGTTGTCATGGTTCCATATCTCCCGCATGATTATTATTAATGTGTAGTATTTATTAGCTGGCGTGTAATTTTATCTTGTAGGCGCTTACAGTGGTACTTGCACCACTAGTTGATGATATTTTAACATCTCCCGTAAGTTCGGTGTCGTCTTTTATTTCAGTTGTGACTGCAATTTGATTTGTGGCTTTAGTGCTAACAAATCCTGCGTTAGCGTGGGTAATGTTATCTGATCCAAAAGCAATTATTATTTCATTAATCGCGAAGTGACCTTCCGAAGCATTTTTACTGACCAAGAAATACACTGCCCCATTAGTAGTTTTTTGGGCGAATGTGTCAAATGACGTGGCACTTGATGAAATTGTTACTGGTGCTATTGCCTCAGAATTTGAATATGTTCCTGAATTAGCTACCATTGTGTCTTTCAACATGATAGCATGGACTGTAATCCGCAAGTTAGGTTCTAGGCCCGCGGCCGATATCACGACATTATCACCACTTATAGTCGCTGTGAATGTTGCCAAAGTATTATTGCCAGTGTTTACTACATTGTAAGTGGTTATAAAGGCGTCTGAGCCGTCATGTACAACCAGTCCTTCCATGTTAGTAACTTCAGTTTTGGAATCGTTGTTTATTGATA